ACTTGTGCGCCTAATCCATTTTTATTTAAACTATCTTCTATATCCCAAAGATATTTTGCTAAAAATAAATCATCATCACCCTTGATTTTATCGCAATAAAAAGACATTAGCATAACGGCATCGGAAGAAAAACACTGATTAAATGCAGAAAAAGTTTTTGCATTTTCAAAATGTGATTTATTATTCCTTTGATCATTCCAGGTTATATTTCTCATAACTTTTTTTGCTCCGATTCCAGATTTATTTCTATTTGACCTGTAATTTTCAAGAATGATTCTAAACAAATTAAATTCAAACATGGTTCATCCTTGCCGCATAATCTGACGCATATTCTGTTGCGCATATATTTTATAATAGACGCAATTGTTTCAGGACTTGTTATACACATTTATCATTCTGGCAAATTTAAATGTGTTACAATTCGCTGAAGTGTTAGTTGAATGGCAACCATTCCATCCCTCAATGTGCCAAATTCTTTTTTTAATTCAGCGGCATCTTCACGTTTTCCCTTAAAAATTAAATCAATTTCTTTTGTGTGTTGATCTTGACAACTTTTAAGTAAATTCATTTTGCCCTCTAACCTAACAAGCCATACCAGGCCACCTATACATGCTCCTGTCACTCCGACTATAACCCCTATCATATCCCAATTCATAGATTGATCCAGTATTTATTTTTTTATGCGACTGTACCAAAATGTACCTTTTGTACTTTTTGTACTACCGGACTTGAACTGTTATATTCAACAATGATCCGGCCAACCAATACCGCATTTTGTTTTATCATGTCCGGCAAATCAGTGATAACTTCACTTTCTTTTGCCGCCGCGAGTGAAGCAAACTTATTTGAAAGAACCGTAAAAATTATTTTCTCGACCGCATCCACCACGCGATATACATAATTAATAACAAATTCGCCACCGGTTAAACTTGCTAAACCACCCGCGCCTTGATATTGCGTATTATTGATTGTAGTAACCGCGCTTGTTTGCCAATCACCTTGCGCATCTTTATAATTTAAGAACATATCATTATTTGCAACCGATGTATTAACGGCCAAACAATCTACTTCATCGGTCCCGCCCTGGACCGTTAATGCGCTTAATAAAATATAATTTGTAGACGTAGTTAATGTGAATAACGATATAATATCGTATTCCAATCTTTTTTTCATGATTGATAATAATTTTTCAGGCAATCCATATCCAGATTGTCCAAAAGGAATAACATAAAGATTAGATGAAAAATTCAATACCCTGACAACAGGTATAATACTTGAAAAATCAAAAACAGTATCATCATCTTCATAGTTGATATATTCCGCGCTCGGCGCACCGTTGGCATCCAGTACATAACGAATACCAATATTATTGATCCCTGCAACCAACGTGAAACTTTTTGTAGGAACATTATATTCAGATAACACCCCGGCAAATAACGGCGCGGCATAAAGCATTGCCGTACATGCTGGCATTACGTACAACCCCGCTGATAATATAGCGGGACAAACAGGCGGAGTACCGGAAATTCCAGCATACCGGGGAATGTCCATGTATGTGCGGATATTACTTTGTATATACGCAAAATTATCAATATCCAATGTAGTGATAACTTCAGTAATATCTTTATTGTAAATTAATGCTTCAGGCAAATCAAGAGTATCATTAAACTCCTGTAATGCCCATTCTTGTAATATATCATGAACCTGATCCAGATTGTCAACCGCAACAAGAACATCATAGTATGCGCCGTCATAAAGAACATTGCACACTCTCACATTTTTACGTGTAGCCATTTGCTAACCCCTTATCACATTTTTAAAATTTCATCTTCTTTCAATTCATCAATTTCTTTATTGTATTCGCCCTTAACAAATTTCTGTACGGTTTCCAGATTATCAAGAATAGCTTTTAATTTATTTTGGCTTATATTAAATCCACCCTTAATAAATGATCCGGTAATACGCATCATTCGTGCGTTTTTAAATTTAAAAATACTATGAACTAAATTTTTGATAACCGTTTGTTCGGGTGCAATTTCCTTTTGTGCTTTTTGCATTGTATTACTCCATGATTTATTAAATTAATCTAACTGCCTTTTGCATTGCTTCATCAACTATTCCATCTATATCTTCATCGGAAAAATTAAAATCTTCTTCCGCATCTTCGCCGCCGCCATCTTCAGCACCGCCGCCCTGGGCCTGTTCCATTTGCGCCTGTTGTTCCGCCGCTTCTTTCTGTAAACGATATTGGATATATTGCGGATTACAAATTATATCACCGTAGGGATCGGGGGGCATATCTTTTTGTTTACGAATTTCATTGATAGTAGTATCTGTTTCAACGGCTTTCTTTCGTAAATCGGCTTCAAATCCTTTATCTTCAGTAGATAAACCATTGAATCTAAATTTCCAATCCTGGGCGAATGGAATATTAGACATTTCAAGAAAGCGATTTACGATATAAACAAATCCGTTTAATATATCCTTTACGCCACGATTTTTAGAAAATATTTGTTTTGCATCCTGATTTTCAGATAGTACCTGTTGCGCCTGATTTAATCTTAATCCTAATTCTGCCGGATCAACGCCAATTTCAGCACAAGTAATGGCCGCAACAAATTCCATATATTTTTGATATTCCATGTCACGGTTATTCGGCAAAAGATTTAATACCTTTGCATCACCGTTTAACAATGGAATATTCCACTGTCCATCCATTGAAGAAAAATTCGCCATCCATTCATCTTGTGCATCTTCTAATTGATCTTGCGTATAGCCCGATTCCTTTCCCATTGCAATTGCAATTTTAGGAATTGCGCCCCTGGACAAGCCATTTGAATTAAATGTTAATGAATTTATGAATGCAACAATAGCGACATTGGCTTTTTCAACAACCGAAAATCCCTGTTTATAATAACGAATATCATTTAACTCATTTGATAAATCATAAATTAAATCAGTATCACGGAATGCCGCTGTTACACCGCCGCCGCTGGACCCGTACAATAATTCCTGGATATATGCTATTTCTTCTACTGGTGGAATATTTTCAAGTTTCGCTTTTCTTATCGCATCAGTCAAACGGTTATAGGATAATCCTATACCCGTACCAATTGACGATGTACTACCATAGAATCCACCTGGAAGGATCGGAAGTATCGTAGCACCGTCCATGCACCATATGGCCACGGCCTGACCCTTGCGGTCCCGCTCAATTTCCCACACGACCTTATCAATGAGAATCCGGTCCCGAACATATTTCGTCATTAAATCTTTCAGGGTATCATGTTTAGGTTCAAGCCCTGCGTATCCGTCACATTTTGTTTTGATTAAAAAATTTTGAAGATATTGTTTTTGTTTTTCCCTGGCCGCATTAATGCTTGCCTTTTCATCTTTTAAAACAAATTCCCATCCTGGTATATCAGGATTATTTGAAATATTTGAAAATTCAACTATTTGTTGAATACGCAATGTAATAGTTGCGCCAACAATACCGTTACGGCGTTCGACCAGCCGCAATAAGCGATCAGGGATTTTATCTTTTGGGTATACAACATTATTGAAGCTGGTATTATTTAACCAGTCATATTGTACACCTTTTGAAACTGTACGTTGAATTTTTTTATCTAAATTTTGAACGGCTTGCCGCGCCTGTTGATATGCCTGATAATAATCAACTGGCGCGGTATTTTGGTTGGATTGTATTTTTTTATTCTTTTTGTTTTTCTTGCTCATTGTCTGTATCTACTGATTTTTCAGCATCCTTTTCTTCCTGGACCGTCTTTTTATCATCAGTAGATTTAGACTTTTGCCCGTTTTGCTTTTTATCTTTATTTTGTTTTTTTTGTTCTCCGGTTGGTTCATCGTCCACCGGACCCGTTTTTTCCTTTTCTTTCGATTCCTTTAATGGAATAGATACTATATTATTATTATCATCAATATATGCCTTGTCGTCAAGCACATTTTTAGCTACCGCCAACATTGACCATAAAAAAGCCAATATTATTGACGTTCCCCTGGATACTTTAAATTCTACCCCTTCCGGTTGACGCTTTTGATGATCGTCAAAAACCTTGTCAAACGCTTCTTTGAATTTCATTAGTGTTTACTCCTTCTACCTTTTTATTTAATAAACATGGCTTTAAGCCAAATGACTTACATAGGTTATTTCATATACTCACTGATTTGATCTTGCGTAAATCCTAACGCCAATACCGCCTGTTTAACGTGCTGGAATAATGCATCAACCTGATTATGGGCTTCATGATCCAGGTTCAATGATTCAGAATATCCGGTCATTTTCTGATTAAATTCATCTACCATTATTATACTAACGGTAATATTCATATTTATTATCGCTCTCTTTTATTATTTTTAAATTCAATATCGTAGTTTTTATTTCTCATTGCTTCATATGCAATGCGATCAGTAATTTGCAATGTTTTTGTTTGCTCAAAAAAATAATCAAAAAAAGGAACACCGCCCATTTCCTTAACAATGGTCATAAGATTAATTCCCTTAATCGGAAAAACATTAGGATTCTTTTCCATTGGTATTTTTCGTAATTCTTTTCGTTGCAGGATCAAAGGTAATTGCAATGTCTTATTA